GTTCATCCTGTTGCGCCTCCAAAGGGGGATATTGTTGATCAATTGGCTGAAAATGTATCGCATCGGTCTGCGGAGTGGCTGAGGAGCTCTAGAGAGTATTTAAAGAGCGAGCGAGAAGTCAGAAAAATGTTTCGTGCGCATGAAGATGCCGTTGATGATGGTATTCAGCCAGATACGGATGAATATTTTCATTTTATTGAGAGTAGATTGGGGATTAATCGTGAAGATTCTTCAGAATCTCCCCTTTCAGCCGCATCAGCCCCTGCTCCTCGCAAGTCTGTAGCGCCACCAGCGGCGCCTGTGTCACGAGGTTCAAGCAATAGGCCTAATGTTATGCGATTAACGAGGGCTGAGGCTGATACGGCGCGAGATCTTGGCATGACGCCTGAAGAATATGCCAAGAACAAAGCCATGTTGATCAAAGAAAATAGATACAACCATTGAGGATTAGATAAATGGAACAGCCAATTCAAACCCGAACACGCAAAAATAGTATTTTTACAAAATCTATTAAAAATGAAGATACAGATGTTGCTACAGAGGCTCCTTCTATCAGGCCGCCCATTAGAGAAGATGATCCAAGGGCCGCTGCTGCGCGTCGTGCAGCTGAACTTCGTGGCCATCTTGGTGAAGTTAATGACGGAACAGATGAGTTCTTTATTGATCCTGAGATTATCCCAGATGGTTGGGAATATCAGTGGAAACGTCTGACGGTTTATGGCCAAGAGGATCCTGCCTATCAGGTTGCCTTGGCTCGTTCTGGCTGGACGCCTGTCCCGACGTCAAGACATCCAGAAATGATGCCTCATGATACAAGAGCTGAGTCAATAACGCGCAAAGGACAGATCCTTATGGAATGTCCAAAAGAGATTATTGACGAACGTAGAGACTTTGAATTGAGAAAGGCTCGTTCTCAGGTTAGATCTAAAGAGGCTCAATTGGCTGGGACGCCAGATGGCACTCTTACGAGAGATCATGCCCAGGCGCGCCCTCAAATTAAAAAGTCTTATGAGGCTATGCCTATTCCAAGAGAGTAATAGACTTAAATTCTATAACTCAAAAAAGGGTCGCAGTTGCGGCCCTTTACTTTTTGACCTTGTCAAGCGATAATATACATAGACCTTTACATAAGGTTTGGGCTCCCTCGGCGTGGAGCATTAACTTTCCCCTGGTTCTATAGTCGCCCCGGTGCGCGATGACAGAGCCTCCTGTAAAAAGGAGATTCCGTTATGGCGACGAATAACGTCTCAGCGCCTTTCGGTTTTCGCCAGTATGCGGGCAACGGCTCTGCTCCAACCTATGAGCAAGTCCAGTTTCCAATCGCATATAATTCGACGAATATATTCTTTGGTGATCCAGTAACGTCTGTAAGTGATGGCACGGTAGCGCAGTCTGCGTCTACTGGCGCTACGCCAGCCATTCTTGGCATTGCCGGCGTTTTTGTTGGCTGTAAATATCTTTCAGCCGTTCAGAAGCGCGTTGTGTGGTCAAACTACTACCCTGGTGGAACTGACCCACAGTCAGGCACAATCTATGCCTATATTGTCAATGACCCGAACGCTAAGTTCGTTGCTCAGTCTGACTCAACGGGCATTGCACTGACGGATGTCAATTCAACGATTGGCTTCGTGATTGGCTCTGGAAATACTGCAAATGGTATTTCTGCTGCTTATCTTGATACGACAACCATCAACACTGCTACCTACGGTGTGAACAATCCGTTCAAAATCGTTGCTGTTGTGACGGATCCTCCAGGATCTCAGGGCACAATCTCCAACGGCACCACTGGCGGCACCAGCGGCCAAGGCTACGATTATGCCATCGTTATGTTCAACGATGTCTTCACTCGTAACTTCCAAGGCGTCTAAGAAGGAGTAAGGACCAATGGCTGTTAATCTCTCTGCCATCAAAGACCTTCTCCTCCCCGGCCTCCGTGGGGTTGAAGGCAAGTATGAGATGATCCCATCTCAATACGACAAGATCTTCACGAAGCATGATTCCAAAATGGCGCTTGAGCGCACTGCGGAAATGCGCTTCTTGGGTCTTGCTCAGTTGAAGACGGAAGGCGGCCAGACCGCTTTCGATAACTCAGCTGGTGAGCGTTATGTCTACAACCAGGAGCACACTGAAATTGCTCTTGGCTATGCTATTACGCGCAAAGCCATCGACGACAACCTGTATAAAACACAGTTTATGCCGTCGAACCTTGGCCTCATTGAATCTTTCCATCAGACGAAAGAGATCTATGGCGCCAATGTGTTGAATACGGCTACGACGTATAATGCTTCTATCGGCGGTGACAGCGTTGCGCTTTGCGCGCCGAACCATCCGATCGATGGTAGCACTGTAGCCAATAAGCCTGCTGTAGACGTTGATCTTAATGAATCAACGCTTCTCAACGCGATGATTGCCATCCGCACGAACTTCAAAGACCAGGCTGGTCTGAAGATCTTCGCTCGTGGCCGTCGTCTTGTTGTTCCACCACAGCTCGAGCCTGTTGCAATTCGTCTGACAAAGACTGAACTGCGCCCAGGCACGGCAGACAACGATGTCAATGCAATCATGATGACTGCAGGCGGGTTGCCTGAAGGCTACATGGTCAACGACTTCTTGACCTCTGCTTATGCTTGGTTCTTGCTTACGAACATTGACGGTCTTTCTTACATGGAAAGAGTTAAGTTCGAGTCCGACATGCAGGTCGACTTCGTAACAGACAACCTTCTTGTGAAGGGTTACGAGCGTTATAGCTTCGGCTATTACAACTGGCGTTCGATTTACGGATCGTTCCCAACGTCGTAATGATAATATGGCGGGGGCCTCTATTACATAAGCCCCCGTCTTCTTTCTAGGTAATTTAGTCGCGCAGACCGGCCTAGCGGACGCTGCACAGACTACGCGACGAAACCTTGTGCAGGAGGATAATATGGGAACAACTACGTTTACTGGGCCAATCACGGCTGGCGACGTTCTTGATACGACAGGTTCAACTGTTGGATCTTTAAAGAATGTTGGATTTGTTCATATGTCGCAAACTGTTGCAGTTACGCAGGCGACAAATGGATCGACAGCAGGACTTTACACAACAACAATTGTAATTCCTGCGAATAGTCAAATTACATCAATCCGCCTTTATGTAACGACTGCATGGACTGGTGTTGCTTCAACATTTAATATTGGCACAAGCGCAACCGCAACAGAACTTGCTGTTGCAGCGACTGCCGCCAATACAGGTGCGGCAATTGGCATTGTCAATGTTGACCCTGGCACGAGTGCTACCCGTGTAAATAATTGGGTTGATGTTGGAACAAGCGATGTTCAAATATTCATGCTTTCAACAAATACAGGCTCTGGTGTTGGTTGGCTTACAGTCAACTATAATCAAGCCATGAATCTCGTTGCTTAATAGGAGGCTAAGATGGGTTTTTATGAAGGACAAGACGGACCTGCAGTTGCAAAATCTGCAAAGTCAAAATCAGATGGCTTTAAAAAAGGCGGTAGCTGCATGAAGAAAGGCGGCAAGGCTGTTATGTCTGAGGCATCTAAGGCTAAAAAGCCTGCTCGTGCTTCTGGCGGCGGCGTTCTTTCGTCTGCTCATTCAGGCACGCCTCGCGGCAAAGCTTCTCATTATTGAGATTTGTCGGTGCTAAAGTCGACGGGGGTTTTTTGGAACCCTCGTCGTATTCTTGGAGATGATATATGGCGAAAAGTCCAGCTTGGCAGCGATCAGAAGGTAAGAATCCTGAAGGTGGCCTTAATGCCAAGGGCAGGGCTTCCGCCAAGGCTGAGGGCCACAACCTGAAGCCGCCGGTCTCGAAAGAGCAGGCTGCAAAAAGCGATAAGTCGGCCTCTCGACGTAAGTCATTCTGTGCCCGTATGACGGGTGTGAAGAAGAAATTAACTGGGTCTGCAGCCGCCGCAGATCCAAATAGTCGCATCAATAAGTCATTGCGCAAATGGGATTGCTAAAATGAGCAAGCCATTTTGGGAAAAAGATGCACCTAAAGACGCAAAGCATAAGGCTTTAAACGCAAAAGGTGTTAAAATGGCAAAAGCTAGGGCGCGGGCGGCTGGTCGCCCTTACCCGAATTTAGTTGATAATGTTGCGGCTGCGCGGGCCCAGCACAAAAAGGAAAAGCACTAATGCGTCCAATCACCGTAACAGTCTCTGACGCATCTGGAGGCGCTAAATCAAGCGATTGGATCCGCTTTGATGATTGGTCGCCATCAAATATCTCAATCCAATGCAATGTCACTGGAACTGTAAATTATACAGTTCAGTCAACATTGGATGACCCAAACAGCCCAACAAATCCTGTTGCGGCTGGAAGCGTTACATGGGTCAATTCTTCTGACTCAGCTGTTGTTAACGCAACCACAACCAAGCAAAGCAATTTCATTTTTGCGCCAATTTTTGCTCGGGTTCTTCTAAATAGTGGCACTGGCTCAGTTGTCGCCACGTTTGTTCAAGATAGCAA